AGCTTAGGTAACGTCGAAACAGGTAACCCCACATTAATACACACTTTATTAAAATCTTCTTGTAAATTTTCAAATCTACCAACAAAATCCATTATAAATTCACCTTTATATGTCAAAAAATCCCATTGTGTATGATCGTAACCCCAAGCACCCATAACATGTTGTTTAAATGTATAAGCGCGAGCAGATTTTTCTCTAATACCTTCAGGTAAATTAGAATAGTAACTATGTTGCATACTATACTTGTAACCTGCAACTAACCCGTCGTATGTGTTTCTTACAAAAGCAAATTTATAATATTCATTAAAATTTATTTTAGGGTATATTACATTAAACTGATCAAAAGTAATATGACTATTACCAACATCCATTGGTAGTATATTGTAAGGTGCTCTATATAATTTATCAGCACACCAGTTTATTAACATACGCTGATCAACCTGTCTATATTCGCTAAATGCAGCGTAAATGGAATGACCACCCGTTTTAAATAAGTGCTGGAAAATTGTTTTATTGTAAAAATCAAACCACATATAATTTATATACATGGTTGATACAATTTTTCAATCTTACTCTGTATATGTCGACATAAATGCCTTTAATTTATCGAAAATTTCCCGTGCGTTATTTTTATTGATATCTGCATTTAATACTTCGATTGGCATTTTATTTGGATCAATATCTAATGTAAGTGCTTTTCTTAGTAAACGAATTAATTCAACCTCACCTTCAGATGTTAATTTTTCTGTTTCTTCTTGCTCAGGTGGGGTAGCTTCTGGTTGCGGTTGTTGTTGTGCTTGAGCTGTTTGGGCTGCTGTGGGGTCTAATGCAGCATCTTGCGCTACTGCAGCGTTAGGGTCGTCAGCAGTTTGTTCATCTAACTTATAACTATTAATGAGTTTTTTAAATTTTGTCTCGTGGATAGGTGTAACAATTTTTTCAATTTTTTTACCCTCTACACCAATAATTGATTTAAATCTCATATTATACGCCTCCCTTTTTCATTTTTGCTGCAGCTGCAGTTAATCTTGTTGATAAAGCATTTAATACATCACCGTATGCTTTTTGTATTTTTTTGACTGGGTTACCCATTAAACCACCTGTGAGAGTATTTAGCATCCCACCTTTTGCTTTACCTTGAGCCATTGTATAAGCAGTGTTTATTGCATTCACTTCATTTGGTGTTAAAGAAAATTCCTCATCCTCTTCATATTCAACACTTACACATTTACCACATCTTTCAGTTTCTTCCATTATATGGTCAAAAAGAAATCTAAGCACATCTACTTTATAGTTTGTGCTATCCATAATTTCTCTAACTTCTTTAGCAATATTAATCAACCTATCAATCTCTTCTTGATCAAGATTTTCCGATATAACCGGGGTGTTTAAATGCTTCTTATATCTTTGTTGAAGCGTTTGTTGGAACTTCATACTATTATTTATACAATATCTGTTTACTTTTTACTGTTGTAAAATAGTCTTTAGATAAAAAATTGAGTTCGTATTTTTCAGCAAATTGTTTTGCTTTTTTAAACCAACCGTATTTAGATTGTTTGTTTTTAGCCAATAGTTGAATTTTATTAACTAATATTTTTATTTCATCGTTATTATGTTTCAATTCACTCTCAATGTATAATAATGGTAATTTACCGGTAAATATACATAACGGTAACATTTTTGTATATGTTACCATTGCACTTTTAAAAAACTTTACCATTACATTTTTATCAAAAAAACAGTCAAACCATCCATATTCATTATCTTCACAGTTATAGTATAACACTACCTTATTTTTAGTATTATACTTTATAGTTTTTTCGCATAGTTGATGTACTAGTCTTGAATGAACAAACTTCTTAACGACGTGTTTTGATAAATTTATATCAATATTATACGAATTTAAATCATTAATCGTAATAATACTAATATCTCTTATAACTTGATTTACACAGATTAAACAAATACCATGGTCATCTAAATCTAAAACCTGGGATAAATTATCCATACCATATTATTCATGTATTTAATGTTTTTTTCAACTTAGGAATACGTAGATTAATAATTCCATTATAAAAATCTTCTCTCAATAACACTTTATGCTCAAATTGCAGTCTAGCTTCATGATACGCTAGTTCCCATTTACTTGTACAAAACATTATAATTTGAAACTTGAACTTATCTTTACCGTATTTTTGTATATCACCGTTAACCTCGTTACTTGAACTGGTGTAGTTTTTCCAATCAGTTTCTATTTCTTCACATCTTTTATTTTTTCTACCTTTAAGCGGTGGTCTTTTTTTAATAGTCTTCATCTGTTTTTTACCAATATACATTTTATTAGTAACTGTATTGGTAATTAAATAGATAAAACCATACTGCGTACTAATAAATTGATTATCAGGATTAAAACAACAAATTTCCCAATGACCTAAATCCATGTACTCACTTATTAGAAATATGTAAATGTTCTACGCTGTATTGGTATAATTGTTTTTCTCTTACCTTTTTTCTTACTTTTTTTCTTTATTTGTTTTGCACCTAACACTTTAGGTATTCTATAATCACCTGGTGCATATGTATCACCGGTATATAATTCATTACCACCTGAACCAATGTTAACATTACCATTGGAAAATACAGATCCTGTACCACCAGCTACATTATCTTCCATTATTTTAGTGTATAACTGATCAAATGTTTTCATAATGAACTACTATTTGTTTGGTATGGTAACATAGTCATATTCATATTTACTCTCCCAACATTGTATTTGGGAACTACTTTTCTATTACCAGGTTTAATATATTGTTTTTTACGTTTTGCTATTTTATTTGCTGTGTTAGATCCAGGTATTGGTAAAAGTTCTGGTGCTGATTGAAATGTAGTCATTGGAAAATCACCAAAATTGTTACCTTGTATAACAGCACTTTGATTTGTTTCATTTTTCAAGTTTTCTGGTGGTATTGATTTATCTAACCATGATTTAATTTTTTTATCTAATGGTTTTACTCTAATAATTTGGCTCCATTCAGGTCGCGGTGGTGGTAATGGTTGTAAACCATTAATTTCTCTTCGTATTTTTTCAAATTCGTAATCCGACATGTTAAATATTGGATTTCCACGTGAGTCAATTATTACTTCGCCTTTAATATCTAATAATGGGTAATGTTTACTTTCTGTTTGCAGATAATAATATTGTGAAAAGTTCATAATTTTACAGTTGATTTCCCAATTAATTGTCCTTTATAATATTTATAGAAGAAAAGATTAAAACTATCTCTATGATATCTGGAAAAGAGCTGCTCGAAAAATATATTACCGAATTAGATGCGGATGTTAAGATAGATCAGTTTAATCTCAAAGAAGTTCAATTGGCATTACCTGGTATAAAACATAAATGGTCGGGAAGGTTGGTGAGACATAAAATTGATCTTAATGAGCTAAATTTAAAAAGATCTCTCAAACTTACAGAAATAGTAAATCAAATAGAATACCAATCACCAGCACCGTTACCTAAACCTATTATAGAAAAAAATGCATTAAAACATAGCGCACTATTTGAAATTGATACACAAATAACATATACTAAACTTATTATCGAATTTCTTGAAAAGACTGAAAAGACTTTGTCAAGTATGACCTTCGATATATCAAACATAGTAAAAATAATTACAATTGAAACTACATGATTGAGTTTAGCTACGATCAAGGGAATAAACGTGCAGTAATTACCGGTGATGATGATGTTGTAGCACGGGTAAGAGAATATTTTTCGTACGAAAACCCTGGTGCTAAATTTGCTCGTAGAATAGGTAGATTTATACCTGAGAGAACCTATTTAATTACACCTACATGTAGGTTTGATGAAGGTTTAACATATACAATAAAAGATTATATTGAAAAAGAGTTTAATGGTGTATCAATTAGTGTTTCTCAAGAACTTGAAACTAGGTTAAAACCCAAATTTATAGATAATCTTTCAACTGAATTGACTTTAAAGTTGCGTGATTATCAGAAAGATATTGTTAATTCTTGTCTTCAACATGGTAGAGGAGTTGTGTTATTGGCTACCGCAGGTGGCAAAACTTTAACATTTGCTACACTGCTTGAAAATCTATATCAGCTTATAGATAAAAAAGATATATGGAAGGTACTTGTAGTTGTTCCAGATTTAGGTCTTGTAAATCAAACGTACGATGATTTTGTGAAGTATGGTGTAAACTTTACGTTTTCAAAATGGACTGGTAACAATGAGTTAAATTTAGGTTCAAACGTAATTATTGCTAATTTAGGTATTTTACAAAGTAAAAATACCGATACTGAATGGATAAAATATGTCGATACTCTTATTATAGATGAGGTGCATAAATTACGTAAAGATAATAAGATTAACAAATTAATAAAATCAGTTAAAACAGTCCACAAGTTTGGATTTACAGGTACATTGCCTGAAGAATTACCTGATCAATATAACATAATAGGTAAAATTGGCTCGGTGTTGTATGAAAAACGTAGTTACGAATTACGAGATGATAAGTATATAACTACTGCTGAAGCATTAATTTTTAATATTTCATATAATATATTACCAAATTATGGTTCTATGGATTTGGTAGACCCGGGAGTGTGGTATAGAGCTGAACAAGAATTTATTACCGGTAATATATTTAGAAATCAGCTTATTGGTAAGTTTTGTAACGGTATTAAAAATAATACTCTTATACTTGTAGATTTAATTAAACATGGCGAAACAATATTTTCCACACTTAAGGAAATGTGCCCATCTAAACAGGTGTTTTTTATACAAGGTGAAGTTGAAGTAAGTGAACGAGATAAAGTTAAACAAATGATGGAGCAGCAAGATAATATCATTTGTATAGCAATAAGTAAAATATTTAGTACCGGTATTAGTATTAATAACATACACTACATTATATTTGCAAGCGGTGGTAAAGCGAAAGTTAAAATACTGCAAAGTATCGGTAGGGGTTTACGGTTACATGAAAATAAAAATAAATTAGTGTTAGTTGATATAGCAGATCAGCTTAAATATGGTGGTGACCATTCAGATCGTAGACTTGAATTATATAAAAACGAGCGTATATTAGTTAAGACACACAATTTTCAGGAAAAAATATGATCATAGGATTTACAGGACCGCAGTGCGCTGGTAAAACTACAATTGCAACACAATTGTGTAGTTATCTTACCAACTGTAATTTTGATGTTGTATTTCAACCTGAACAAGTTTTACCTAAAGATTTAACTGATATTACAAGTAAAGAACTTGAGTTAGTTCAATGTATGACGCTGAACCATCATATTAAACCGTTATTAAATCATGCGTATAATACAAAGTTAAAAAGAATTCTTGTTACTGATAGGACAATAATTGATGCATATGTTTACACTAATTTTTTTGCAAAACAACAAACTCTCCCTGAAGAATTATTAAGATATTCAGGTTACCTGGTTAGAAAGTTGGTGCCATACTATTCAGTAATATTTCACTGTGATATTGAAAATATTGATTTGGTGGATGATGGTATTAGATCTACAGATAACACGTTTAGAACAGACATTTCTGTAGAATTTATTAATTATTTAAAGTGTAATAATAAATTTTTAAATAATAATAATGTTAGAATTCTCAGTTTAAGAGGACCACTTGAACAGCGCGTTCAAAAAGCCATTCAATTTTTCGAAGAAATAAAATTTCAAGGTTTTAAACAATTATATGCTAAGTAAAAAACTTCAAAACGGTAAAAAAATTAAACCTAAGGATCGTCCTCATTATGTTAATAGTAAGGAATTTGAAGAAGAGATCAAAGCGTACTACAAAACTGGTGAATGTACAGAAAAACTTTGTGATTCATTATCAAAAATTGCACATGGGTTGAGCTATGCACCTAATTTTATCAATTATTCATATAAAGATGAAATGATAGGTGATGCAATAGTTAAGATGTTCCAAGCATTAAAGAATAAGAAATTTGAGTTAGATGCAAGAGATAGTGAAGGTAATAGTTATAATCCTTTTTCATATTTTACAACAATTGCTTTTCATGCATTTATTAACCGTATAAAAAAGGAGAAAAAACATCAGGAAATTGTTACAGATTATAAACATAAAGTTTATGAAGATATAATGGGTGATAAAGATATAACAAATGGTTGTGTATATGTTAATATAGTGCATGAAGATACACAAGATAACTACAATGCTTCTGTATAAATAATTACATGCGTTGGGGTGTAATTATTTTATTGTTTATACTAGCAGGTTGTTCTACAGTTAGACCTTCAAAGCAAGTCACCACCAATCAAAAAGCAATTGACAAAGAAGATAAAAAAGTAGCTAAAATTTTTAGTGAGTTGGTAGATAATACCACAGATCAAAAAAATCAAACAGCTATATTAATTGCAGGTACACAACGTAGTTTAAATCAAATAACCAACCCACCAATACAAGTAACCACTGCCCAACAATTAAACGAACGGGTAATTAATATTGTTGGTACACCTAATTTAGATGAATTGCAAAAAATTAACAAAATTGTTGATTTGTTGAATTCAACAATTGCAAATGAACGCAAAAAAGGTGAACAATTATTAGTTCAGCGTGATAGTCAAATTGTCGAATTACAAAGAGAAAAAACTGGTCTACAAAAACAACATGCTGATCAAATAAGAAATCTTACTGATGTTGCAAAACAGTCGGCAAAAACAGCAGATGAAAATCAAGCTGCATTTGATTCAATGAGTGGGTTTTTTGGTTTAAATGCTGTGTTTTGGGGTTTAAAAAGATTTTTTATAAGTACATTTACATTTTTAATAATTTTTAGTGTACTCTTTATTATATTGAGAATTTTATCAACTGTAAATCCTATAGCAGCAACTATATTTTCAATTTTTGACCTTATCGGTTCAGTGGTTTTAGGTGTTATAAAAGGCTTGACACCTAAAGCATTTGAAATGGCTAAATATACATCAAGCGCAGTAACGCAAAGCTACAAACAAACACTTATTAAAATTATAGATACAATTGAAACTTTAAAACAAAAGCAAAAAGACAACCCGTCTGTAAAATATGAACTCGATCAAGTTCTTAATAAATTAAGTCAGAATATGAATGATAGCAATAAAACTATAATTGATAATATTTTGGTGGAAGAAAAGTGGAGACACCGTTAACTGTTGTATTCACTTATATCGTTCCAAACTGTATAAAAACTTTTTGTAAATGTACCATCGGTGGTGCAAGGGTTTGGTGGATTATGGGGTACATTATGTGACCAATCTGAAAATTCTAAAAATTTAGGTCTAAATAATGAGTAATATAATGATAAAATTGGCTCTTCAGTGAATAATGTATTATATTCGTAGTTCAATAAAAAGTTTAAATGATCATAATAAAAATGATTCAAATGATCTATTTTAGAGCGAGTTACACCAATAATACCACCTATAATCTGTTTGGTGAAAATACCTATAGGGTCATGCTTACCTTTATCAGTTGGTTGTCTTGAATATGTACTCACACCCGGTGTATAAACCGGGGATAATTTATAAACTTTATTGTTTTCACCTAAACTCCATTCACAATTTGGATCAATATAATCTTTTAAATTATTTTTAAACACGTAAATTGCTTGTACCCATTGTAAATTGCTATCATACCAATTATTTTTATGACCAACTAAAAATATATCATTAGTTGATAACAATTTCTTAAAGCCTTCACCAATTGATGGTTTGAACATTGTTGAAGTACTATGTGGATAAAATTGAGTATAATTGTGGCTACCACCGTTAATTTCCATACCACCGTAACATCTAGGATTTAGACCCCAATGAGTTATACCTGCATCTAACCAAATTACACTACCAAGATCAGGGTACTTATCAAAGACCTTCTTTAAAAATATAACCTTCGAATGACAAATTGTTTCATTACGAGTCCAATAAAACCCGTTTGGATTGTTAACTTTATCGCTGTTTATTTTTTCTAACGATTTTACTCTATTGCTTATAATTAAATCCAAATATGGGTGTGATCTCAATTCGTGCTGTATTATTTCAGCATCTAATTTATCGTTTAGGTTTGTTTTAAACTCAGAAATTATGTTGTTTATTTTTACAACAGTGTTGTTATCTGTATTGCAAAAAATTGTAACCGGTAACCCCATGTTAAATATGTTAAATAAAGTCCACTTATAATATTCTTCAGGCCAACTTCTACCACCCAATTCACTTTCCCTGTGAGAATGATATACACTAGTGACGATTCTTATGTTGGAATTAACCATAATAGTATTTAAAATATCATTATAAATTTACAATATGATTTTTAAAAATAAACGGATTGCTATAATTTCTGATTTACATCTTGGAGCTCATCAAAATAATCCATCCTGGCATACAATTGCTATAAATTATGCTACGTGGTTGAAAGATATATTAAATCAAAATAGTATAGAAGATATTATGTTTTGCGGAGATTGGTTTCATCATCGTGATGAAATTAATGTATCTACATTAGACGTGTCATCAAAAATATTAAGCATATTAGATGGGTTTAATATAGTCATGATACCAGGTAATCATGACTGTTACTTAAAGCATGACGCATCAATAAATTCGTTATCTGTATTTAAAGGTAAATCGAATGTAACTGTTTTAGATGAGTTATATTCAGCAACAATACACGGTAGAAGAGTATCGTTTGCACCTTGGGGTTGTTCTGTAACAAATATACCTGAAAGTGATATAGTATTTGGTCATTTTGAATTAGCTAATTTCCAAATTAATAATTTCAAAATATGCGACCATGGTGAAGACTATAATCAATTACTTAACAATGCAAGAATAACATTTACTGGTCATTTCCATTTAAATCAGGAGCGTGTATTTGATAATGGTAAAATTATCTATGTAGGCAATACATTTCAAATGGATTTTGGTGATGCGGAAAGAAAGAAATATGTTTATATTTACAATTTTGTGGATAATTCATATGAAACAATAGAGAATACTGTTTCACCTAGACATTATCTTGTTAAATTAAGTGAGATACAAGGTGACAATATAGACAAGACAATACAAAACATTGTTACAAACAATATTGTACGTTTATGTGTAGATAAAAAATTACCACCTGATAACATTAATAAAATATCTACTAAATTATCACAACTTAAACCATTAGGGTTTAGTGTATTGATAAAATTGATATTAACGCAAACCAGGATACTCATCTTCAAAGTATAGATATACCTACAATGATTGATGAGTTTATTAATTTAATGGAGATAGATAATAAACCTGAAGTGCGTAAATATGTTAATAATTTATATAAGGAATGTTTAAAATGAATAAAACCGGTTTTTTAATTTATCACGATAGTAATAAACAAAATTGCACTAAATTAGTAGATCTACTTTCAACGGTAAATAATTCATATACCGTTGTAACTAATGATTTAAACACTAATAACTTTAAATGCGATACAAAAATTTATAGAGCTGATAAAAAGTATTTTTCAGCTTGTGTAAATGATGGTTTAAGAGAACTTAGTAAAAATAATTGCGAGCATATTTTTATTATACGTGATAATGTTGAATTATTAGATACAAATTTTGTAAATGAGTATGTAAAATGCTTTGAAAATACCGGTATACACATTTTATTCAATGTAGATGCCGAACGAGTTATTTTAGATTATAAAGATTGTTCGGTAAAAGTAACAGATCGTTTTTCGAAACATTTTGTATATTTAAATTTGAAGTGTATAAAGGAAATAGGTTATTTTGACGAAAAATATCAGGATTCATTCGAAGCATTAGACTATTATTATAGGTTATATAATAAGGGTTTAAGTACACCTGTGAGTTACTTTACATCACCTAACATTAATAAGTTCAATGTAATTGAGCAACCTACAACCACCCCGTTTGAAGAAGATATAATGTTAAGAGGGCTTAAACTGTTCAAACTCAAGTATAATTACACCCCTGTTGATTTACCTCTGTTAACAATGACTGAAGCATCACAGGTATATCAAAAACTTTTTACTAGATTTGCTAAAAATAATACGGTATAATTTACAAAATGAAACACATTTACTTTAATCGTATATCGATTAAAAACTTTCTTTCTATAGGTACTGAACCTGTTAGTGTTGAATTCAACAAAGGTTTACACATTATTACAGGTTACAATAAAGATAAAGAGGATAGACGCAATGCAGTCGGTAAAACCACTATATTAGATGCTATTAACTTTGCTGTATTTGGTAATACAGTGAGGGATCTTAAAAAAGATTTAGTGGTTAATAATATAACCAATGACACATGTGAAGTTGAGCTTAATTTCACTATTGATGATAAATCGGTACGTAACACATATACAGTTATACGTAGAATTAACCCCTCTGAATTATTTTTATATCGTGATGGTGAAAATATTACCATGCACACCATGGCAGGGACTAACAATCTTATTACAGATTTAATATCGTGTAATGAGGAGGTTTTCCAAAATTGTATTATAATGAGTGCAAATTCTTCAACACCATTTATGGCAAAGAAAATGGTTGAGAAGAGAAAATTTATTGAAGGTATTTTTTCGTTAGAAGTTTTTAGTGAAATGCTTTCTAAAGTTAGAGATAATTATAATTCCAATAAAAAAGAATGTGATATAGATTCTGCAAAGTATAATGAAATTAAAACTGCAGTAACAAATTACACCAATCAAAGACAAGGTATTTTAAATGAGCGTCTTTCTAAAAAGAAAGAAAAAGAAAAGACACTTAAGGAAAATAACGAAAAAATACAAAAACTAAAAAATGCAGATAAAACATCAAATGATGATGTTGATATAGAAGGTAGGCAAGATAGAATAAAAGTTTTAAATAAAGCTATTGATGAATTAGATAATAAAATTAATCAGCTTACTATATCTATAACTACATCAAAAACTGAAGTAACCACACTTACAAACAAATACAACTTAATTGGTACAAAGAATGATTTATGTGATGTATGCTTAAGACCAATAGATGTAACCGATAGAGCACACATCAATAAAGAAAAAGATACGTTAAAAGATAAAATAATATCTATAGGTCAATCTTGTAAAACTAATACCGATAAACTACAAGTTTACAAAACACAAAAAGAAAAAGTTAAAAAAGAAATAGAAAAAATTAGTAATGAAATTACTACAATTTCAAAACAATTAGAATCAAAAAAATCACTTTCTACGGCTATTAAAAGCTTAGAGGATTGGAATAAAAATATTGAGAATGAGCTTATAACGTATAATAGTACTTCTACAGACTTTGATGAAGTTATCAACACAACAACAGATAAACTCAATACAGCAAAGACTAAGTTGGATAACTTAAAAGCAACGTTGAGTATGCTTGATGCTGTAAAATATATTGTTTCAGAAGAAGGTGTAAAATCGTTTATAATTAAAAAAGTGCTCGAATTGTTTAATGGTAGAATTGCATATTATCTTAAAAAAATGGATAGCAATTGCACCTGTGTTTTTGATGAGTATTTTGACGAAAAATTTACTAATGAAAAGGGTAAATCGTGTTCATATTTTAATTTTTCAGGTGCTGAACGTAAAGCAATTGATTTAGCATGTCTTTTTACGTTTATGGATGTGCGTAGACTCCAGGGTGGTGTCTCAATTAATATTAGTATATACGATGAATTGCTTGATAGCAGTGTTGATGAACGAGGTATAGAACTTGTTTTAAATATTCTAAAGGAGCGGGTTGAACAAAATAATGAATGCGTGATGGTTATTAGCCATCGTAAAGAAAGTGCAAAATTTGCTACCGGTGAAATCATATGTCTTGAAAAAAGAAATGGTATTACCACCCGTGTGGAATATATAGAATAATACGTTAAGTTTAATTATGTTTACATCGCTCCCGGGTACATCACCATTTGCTGCACCTTTTAAACCTGTATTTGCACAGCAGCAACCCACGCCTGGTGTTATACCTCACAGTGAGCGTTTAATACCTATTCAACAATCTGTTCAAGACACTGTTAAAGTTTTTAATTTTTTAGCTGATCACGGTGGTTGTGGTTGTTGGAGATTAATTTGGCCTGAAATGATAATGAATCTCAGAGGTGATTTATTATCTTTTAATGGTATTTTTATGTTACGTGATGAACGATTTTATAGTCAAATGACTACAATCCGTATACAACGTCAAGCTTCACCGCAACAGTTAGAGTTTATTAAATTTTTAAAAGATATACAAAAGAGAAATAAATTCAAAATCGTATATGAAATTGATGATATAACATTTAGAGAAGATATTCCTGATTATAATAGATTTAAAGTAGCGTTCGCTTCAGATGATGTTAGAATAAGTTGTGAAGAAATAATGAATCTATGCGACGAAATTACAGTAACATGTGATTTCATGAAAGATTATTATAAATCTAAAATAGCTAATCAAAACGTTACTGTAATACCTAACTATGTACCTAGATTTTGGATGGGTAATTTTTATAACAAAGAAAAGTTGTTAAAGAATCTAAACGATAATAAAAACAAGCCACGTATTTTATATAATGGTTCAGCTGCACATTTTGACGTTGATAATAGAGTAAAGCAGCATGATGATTTTTACCATGTTAATGAAGCAATTATTAAAACAAGGAAAAAATTTAAGTGGATATTTATCGGTGCTGCATCACAAACTTTAATACCGTATATTAAGTCAGGTGAAATTGAATTTCACCCTTGGTGTAAATTAATGGATTACCCGTATTTTATTGATAAACTCAACGTACAAATGATGGTAGCTCCATTAGCTGATAATACATTTAATAAGTCAAAGAGTGATCTAAAATATCTTGAAGGTGCATGTTACGGTATACCTGTAGCTTGTCAAGATATGGTAACATATAAAAACGCACCTATAAGATTTAAAACTGGTGATGAAATGATAGATCAAATTGACGAAAATTTAAAAGAAGGCAATTATAAGAGACAGGCTACAAATGCTCGCAAAATTGCAGAAAGCCGTTTTTTAGAAAATGAGGGAAATATAATGAAATTTGTTGAGATGTATAAATACCCATACGGGTCAATTGAACGAAAATTTTTAAGTAAAACTTGATGATTTTACAAAAATAACTTATCATAAGTTATCATGAGTTATAGGAGTATAACGTATCATCCTAGAGAAGAGATGATGCGTTTGTATACATGGGATGAAAATGGTAATCGCATTACTGTTGATCATACTTTTCACCCATATCTTTATGTAGAGGTACCCACCGAAAGACAAGGTACTGCAGTTTCTTTGTTTAAAACCCCTTTAAAGAAACTCAATTTTAAATCGCAATATGATAGAAGTAAGTTTATTAAAGATAACAATATAACAAGAGTTTTTGAAAACTTACCGTACTATCAACAATTTTTAATTGATAGGTTTTGGCAAGTTAATGAAACACCAGATTTTTCAAAGTTTCCTATCAAGATGTTATTACTTGATATTGAAACATATTCACCTGACGGATTTCCTGATATTGCAAAAGCAAATCACCCTATCAACGTTATTACTATATATGATAGTTTATCTAAAAAGTTTGTAACATGGGGTATTAAACCTTATAGTGGTATAACCCAAGACCACAACTACATATATTGCCGTACTGAAAAAGATTTGTTAAACAGTTTTTTAACGTATATTGAATCAGACTATCCTGATATTTTAAGTGGTTGGAACTCTGAGTTTTTTGATTTACCATACATTATTAATAGATGTGCAAATATTTTAGGTGAAGATGAAATGCGTAGACTTTCACCTGTAAAAAATGTTTATAGTAGAAATATTTTAGGTAAATTTGGTAGACCACAAATAAGGTGGTATGTTGATGGTGTATCGTTACTTGATTACCTTGATATATATAAAAGGTTTTCACCTGAACGTGAATCCTATAAATTAGATTATATAGGTGAAATTGAAGAAGTTGGTACTAAAGTTAAATTTACCAATACTGATCTTGTAGGTTTAGCTGATAAAGATTGGGAAAAATTTGTCGAGTATAACGTGCAAGACGTGCGATTACTTGTTAAACTTGAAGAAAAACTTCAATACTTAGGTCTTGTTAGAATGCTTGCCTATGTAGGTTTAACTACATTTGAAGCTGCAATGGGTAGTTTGTCGGTTATTAATGGTGCAATGGCGGTTAAAGGTAGATATCGTAATCAAATAATACCTACTTTTATACGTAACGATCCTGATAATACTAATCCAGGTGCATATGTAGGTGAACCTAAACAAGGTTTTCAAAAATATGTATTCTCATTTGACGCTACTAGTCTATATCCTAGTGTGATGATTAGTCTTAATCTATCACCTGAGACTAAAATTGGTAAACTGGTTGGTGTTGAAGATGATAAATATAGTATACAGCTTACTAACGGTAAAACAAAAACAGTTAGTAAAGCTATATACGAAAAATTTATAAAAGACCATGAAATAGCTATTACTAAAGCAAATGTCTTATTTACGCAAAAAGAAAAAGGTATAGTACCGGAAATCGTAGATTATTACTTTGCTAAACGTAATGAGTTTAAGAAAGAGTATATCAATCGGAAAAAATATCTTGCAAGTCTGAAACCTACCGACCCTGAGTATAAGACAGTTTCTGCAGAAGTGCAAAGATTAGGCACCAAACAATTAACTGTTAAGATTTTTATTAATTCAATATACGGTTATTTTGGTAATAAACAGGCACCTATTGGTGATGATGATATTGCCTCATCTATTACACTTACCGGTCAAGGTGTTATTAAACAGAGTAATAGTATTATAACAAACTTTATTAGCAAGAAAGCAAATATACCTATTGAAGTTCTTGAAAAAGATACACCAGTAATTTATAACGATACAGATTCATCTTATATATCAATTAGACATCTTATTGATAAATTAAATATCCCATTTATCGATAAAGATGGTAATGTTAGTCAGCAAGTGTATAGTATTGAGAATGAACTTGTTACGTTTCTTAACAAGGAAATTACAAAGTGGGGTTTAAGTGAATTAAACAGTAAAGACTGTAGATTTTCATTTAAACGTGAATGTATAGGTGATGTCGGTGTTTTTCTACAAAAGAAAAGATATGTATTACATGTTCTTGACGAAGAAGGTGTAAAGAAAGCTAAAACAAAATATGTAGGCGTTGAGGTAGTACGCACTTCAATACCTACTGCACTTAAACCTTTACTTAAAGAGGTTATGGAAATAATGTTAAGTACGCAAGATTATGCAAAAGCTAATCATGCGCTTAAACATGTATATGATACTTTTAAAACACTACCTATTGAAAATGTAGCAACGGTAATGGGTATGAAAAATTACGAAAAGTATGCAGCACAGTGTAATGAGTTCACTGTATGTAAAGGTATGCCTATACACTGCAAAGCTGCATATTATTACAATAAAATACTTGAAAGAGATAAGCTTGATAAAATTTACGAAAAAATAAGCTCAGGGGATAAGGTTAGATTTTTCTATGTTCAAAAACCCAACCAGTTTGGTATTGATGCAATAGCATTTAAATATTCATGGCCTCAAGAACTTTCAAAGTATTTCAAACTTGACTACGATAAGGTTTTTGAAAAAGCAATATTTGCACCAATTGAACGAATGTATGAGGCTGTAGGTTGGAGAGCTCATATACCTAATAAGGCTGTGCAGACAGATTTATTTTCACTCTTAAGTTGATTTTTATTTATTTCAATTATAATAATAATATTATGGAAGAACAAATAAGCATATATGTCGATGGTGCTGGTAGATACATACTTGGTATTGAAATTGCTTCAGACAATGACAATACTATACGTGTTAAAAATCCTGCATTAATTGTAATCAATACCGGTGCAAATGGCCAAATTCAAATTCAAACAATACCTTTTTTCTTTAGAGAGTTAACCGCACCGGGTTGCGACCGGTGTATTTGGGACTTTCCAAAGAATAATTGTGCTAAAGCAACTTCAATTGAATTGAGTGAACAGCTTAAAAAGCAGTATTATAATGCTGTAAACCCACCACAAGCACAAGTGCAACAAGCTAGCGAGCAAATAAAGGTTGTCAAACTTTTTGATGAGTAAATATGGGAACTAAAGAAATAGATATTAACGACGTTTTTGAACGTCTTGATAAACTCAACCCTGAAGCTACTTTTCTTAGTGAAAGTGCTTTATCAAACGTAGATACCTGGTATGATACTGGTTGCTACGCTCTAAATGCCATTGTTAGTGGTAAAATACGCAATGGTGGTGTACCTAAAGGTCGTATCGTAGGGTTTTCTGGAGAATCTGGTGTTGGTAAAACCTTTATTATTAATAAAATTCTTGGTATTGCACAAAATAAACTCGGTTTGATACCAGTTATTTTTGATACTGAGTTCGCTGTCGATAAAGAAAGTGCTATCAATGTTGGGGTTAACCCTGAAAAGACCAAATATGTTCCAGTCTATACTGTTGAGCAATGCAGGAATCAACTATCTACATTTTTAGATAGTGTGGTTGAAAAAGGTCTTCAAGGTAGGTTTATTGTAAGTGTTGACTCACTTGGTAACCTTGCATCTCAAAAAGAAATTGATGATGTTGAAAAGGATAAATCTGCTGCTGATATGGGTCTTCGTGCTAAGACGCTGAAAGCTATGATGCGCCTTATTACCTACAAGGCTGCTGCTGCAGGCACCACTATATTGTTTAGTAACCATGTTTATGGTGATCCTACTGCAATGTACCCATCTTTGGTAAAGAACCAGGCTGGTGGTAGTGGTCCTACATATCTTGCAAGTGTTCTATGTCAAATAGCTGCTTCTAATGAAAAGCAAGATGAAAATAACGAGAATGATGAAATGCTTACAGAAGCACGTAATTACTCTGGTAAAACTTTACGGTTTTTAACTGTAAAAAATCGTTTTATACCTCAGTATTTACAGGCTGAAATTTATCTTAATTTTAAGACAGGTTTAGATAAATACAGTGGTTTGAGGGATATGGCTGTAAATCACGGTGTTCTTATATCCAATGGGCCCACATTTCAGATTGGAATAACATCTGAAGATGGTAAGTATAAACAAGGTGATAAGATTGGGTATTACAAAAATTGGTCTAAAGATATCGATTTTTGGGAGAACTACATTATACCTGAACTCGATAAAAAATTAGCAGTGGCTTATAGGTATGGTGTAAGTAAATAAGTACATGGCTAATATTGGATTTTACGGCTCACATAACGGTGGTATTGCAGTTGAACAGAACGGTAAATATACTGTTGTTGAGTTTGAAAGATTATTTAACGGTAAAAATTTAGGTCTAGCACAATATAAAGTTGCTAGGAATAGAGAGTTGGGTTTAAAGACGGCTCTTTTATATTTACAAAATAATCTTGGTATTGAGTTTCCTGTAGATGTAATGGTTCATAGTAACTCTGAAGTTACACACAATGATATAGTAACAAGCTACAAGGATTTTATACCAGCTACAAAATTAGTAAGAACTTGGCACCACCGTGCCCATGCAGCCTCATCGTATTACCAGTCTAATTTTGATGAGGCTGTTATTATTTCATATGATGGTGGTGGTGATGATGGGTTTTTTAACGTATTTACAGCAAATAGAAAAGACGGTTTATCACATATAGGAAGTCACCATGTTGATATGGGGTTCCCGTACATGATAATAGCTCATTATCTTGAACCGATAAAGCAAGAATGGATAGGTGATGGTAATTTAGTGTATGGTGGTAAGATAATGGGTCTATGTAATTATGGTCAATCAATACCTGCATGGGAAAAACCTATGCGCAAATTCTATATGTCAGCTCCATGTGGTGAAACTTATATAGAAAAAGTAAAAATATTAAGTGCTGAGATAGGTGTACCGTTCAACGAGGGTTTGAGACTCACAGGTGAGATTGCATATAATTTAGCGGCTACGTCGCAAAAAGTTTTTGAAGATATTTTCTTTGAAATAGCGTCACCTTATTTCATTAGATGTAATTATCCAATTATATTAACAGGTGGATGCGCTTTGAATATTTTAGTAAATCAAAAGGTTAAGGAAAAATACCCTAACCGTAAAATATTTGTAGCACCCAATAGTAATGATTGCGGTATTGCGTTAGGGTTTTTACTTGATTACATGAAACCTAAGGACCCTGTAGATGTAACTTATGGGGGACCTGAAGTTTTTGATAGAAATACACTTTCTGATATATACGAATCACGGTATAGTTTTAAAATAACACCTGCAAAAGCAGCTTCTTTATTTGCTGATGGTAAAATAGTGGGTGTAGTACAAGGTGGTTGTGAACACGGGCCTAGAGCATTAGGTCATAGAAGTATTATGTGTAACCCTTCGTTTCCTCAAATGAAGGATATATTAAATGCAAAAGTAAAAAATAGAGAATGGTATAGACCTTTTGCACCTGTTGTAAGACTTGAAGAAGTTTCGACGTATTTTGAATGGGAAGGTGAGTGTAGGCATATGTTATTTTGTCCTAAAGTTAAACCTGAATGGAGAGATAAATTATCATCTATCACCCACGTTGATGGTACTGCAAGAGTTCAAACAATTACCCGTGAACAAAATGAATGGTTGTATGATGTTTTAACAGAGTTAAAAAAGCTTGTAGGTCACGGGGTGCTGTTGAATACATCATTTAATGTTGCAGGCAAACCAATATTAAACACATACCGAGATGCACTCGTTGTTTTAGATAAGACGCAAATGGACTTTTTAATATTGGAAGATATTCTTGTACATAAGTCTTGATTTATATTTGAGAATTTTTATAATAAAAATATGACCAACAATGGTGTTGTATTAGGTGTAAGTGGTGGTATGGACTCTTCTGTACTACTTCACAAAACGTTAGAATATTTTGATAATATACATGCAGTGTTTTTTGACTATGGTCAAAGACATATTATAGAAAAGACTTGCGCTGAAATGCAAATTAATCACGTTAGGTCAAAATTGAAACCTAACCAAACGTTACAATTTAAAACAATTGATGTGAGATTTATTAGAGAAATTGCTCCAACGAGTTCGTTAACTAATAATAAAATTGCTACACCTAATGTTAAAAATGTAATGGGGGAGGCTCAACCATTAAGTTACGTACCAAACCGCAACTTGATGTTTTTAAGTATTTTA